AGATTCTATGGTCCTGATAGATTTATAATAGAAAATGATAGAGTAATGGTATTACACTTTCTTAAATGTAGAAATGGTGATACTAGAATGAGTTTCTTTAAAGCAGAATTTGAAAAAATGAGTATATCAGAGATGAATACTCCTGCTCAACAAGAGAAAAGAATTGGAACCAAATAATTAATATATGGCGTTAACAACAAAAGACACAAGTAACCAAACTGGTGGATTTAACAGAAAGGAGAAGACTGAAGAGTTGATGAAGTATCATCAAAAGGTATTTAATGCATTAGGAGTACCTAATCCTTTATATATCCCTAAATGTGCTTATAGACCCTATGGTAAAGATGAATTGCACATGGGATTCTTCAAGAGTGAATTATCTAGAGATCAAGATATTTATACTGAGTATACTAGTATATCTCTTGAGTCTGAAGATCCAACAAGAACACTGTATAAATGGAAATATAATCCATTTTATGATGAGGAGTATGAAACTACTGAACCAAATGGCCAAGGTCATGTAAGGTATTTGATCCCTGTATCTGAATTGATAAAAGTAACGGCTGAAACTAAGAAGACTGAACCTACAAAGACTGAAGTAGAAGGATTGTTTCCTGATTTTGATGGGATAATGGATGCAGATTTAGATGCACCTCTAAGCAGTTTAACTGTAAGAGATCTAGCTGCTATATTATTACAGAAACCAGTAAGCAATAAGAAATGGTTAAATGATTTAATAAAGTAAAAGTATGAGTGAAGGATTAGTATTGCCTACTAAAAAAGTAAGTGCTACAAGAGTGAATCCAAAGAGATTAATTGTCTATTCAAAGCCTAAGACTGGTAAAACTACCGCTTTTGCAGGGTTGGATAACAATTTAATCATTGATTTGGAGAATGGGACTGATTATGTAGATGCACTGAAAGTAAAAGCTAATAATTTAAAAGAGTTATTAGAGATTGGTAAACAAGTAATAGCTGCAGGTAAACCTTATAAGTTTATTACTATTGATACCGTAACTGCATTAGAAGAAATGGTAGCTCCATTAGCAGTAAAAAAGTACAGAGCAACACCAATGGGTAAAAACTTTGACGGTGATAATGTAATTACTTTACCTAATGGTGCAGGTTATTTGTACATAAGAGAAGCATTTTTTGATATTTTAAACTATGTTGATACTCTTGCAGAGCACGTTATTCTATCTGGGCATATCAAAGATAAGCAGGTAGATGATAAAGGTGAGATGGTAATGTCAGCAAATATTGATTTGACTGGTAAGATCAAGTCTTTAATCTGCGCAAATGCAGATGCAATTGGTTATATGTTCAGAAAAGGTAACAAGGTTATCTTGAGTTTTAAAACTAATGAAGAGACTACTTGTGGTGCTAGACCAGATCATTTGAGAAATGCTGAGATAGTATTGAGTGAAGTTAATGATAAAGGTGATGTAGTAACTCACTGGGATGAAGTATATAAATAATTAATAATATAAAAAATAAGAAAACATGGCAATAGGAACTAAAGACGTAAGTGCAGGAGGAAGTGGATTACCAAAAACAATCACACCAGGTAATCACAAATTGAAAATCAATAGTGTAGTAGCAGAAGACTTCAAATTCATACCAGGAGCAATAGTTATAACTTTAAACGTAGAAACTGAACCAATTGAGGGGTTTGAAGGTTTTATGTTGAATAAAGATATGCCAGATGCTGGTCATTATAAAGGTCAAATTGGTAGAGTAAAAGCTGGTCAGTATGCATTTGCTGATGGTCAGACTAAATCTGGAATACAAATCTATAGAGATAATTCTATATTAGTATTCTTAAAATCTGTTTGTACAGCATTAGACATGACTGAATGGTTTGATACTCAAGATAATGTGCATGATACTATTGAAGATTTCATTAATGCATTTAATGAAACAGCTCCATTTAAAGATAAGTATTTAGATTTCTGTATTGCAGGAAAAGAATATGAAGGTAAAACAGGTTATACAAATTATGACTTATTTTTACCAAAATCTTCTAAGAATGGTTATGCATTTGCTAAACTTGGATCAGGTAAACACTTATTATATAGTGAAACTGATCATCTTAAAAAACTAGAAGCAAAGAAAGTTGAATCATTTGGAAACGGTGATGATGACTTTGCAGTACCAAGTAAGGTAGCTTCTGACTTTGATTTAGACTAATAAGTTTAAAGGGAGTCAGTAAAAGGGCTCCCTTTTTATTATTAAATTTAAATATTATGATTTCTACAAAAGGTGCAATGCAATTCAAAGATGTTCCAACAACATGGATCTTTGAGCATTATTTAAATCTAACAGAACAGTTAGATGGTCAACAGATTAAGATTAAATCAGTATTTAAAACAGAGAAGACTCCATCAATGATAGTTTATATGGATGCTTTTACAATGACATATAAGTTTAAAGACTTTTCATCAAGTATTCAAGGTGATTCTATTACTCTAGTACAGAATATATTTAATATTGAAGATAGAGCATCTGCATCATTTAAGATACTTAATGATTATAAGACATATCTTGGTGATAATAAATCTTATAAGCAACCTGAAATTAAAATATATGAAAATTATAAAGTATCTGATTATACTATTAGGCACTGGAGTAACTTTGATCAAAAGTATTGGGGACAATATTATATAGGTTCTACCATGTTAGAAGCATATAATGTATCTCCACTAGAATATTATAAAATGACAAGAACTGAACTTGATGGTACAGTATCTGAAATAACTATTAATGGATTGTATCTGTATGGTTATTTTAAGAGTGATGGTACTATGTATAAAATTTATCAGCCTAAGAATATGAATAAAAAGTTCTTAAAGTTGGGTAATTATACTCAAGGTTCACAGCAATTAACATTGACTAAAGACTATTTAGTTATCACGTCATCTCTCAAAGATGTAATGGCATTTAATAAACTTATGTTTAACAATGTTGAATGTATTGCTCCAGACAGTGAAAATACTATGATTAAAGAATCTAGTATAGATAAGCTTAAAGAGAAATATAAAAGTATATGTGTACTATTTGATAATGATGAAGCAGGTATCAGTTCTATGAAGAAATATAAAGAAAGATATGGTCTTAATTATATCATATTAGATATGGAGAAAGATGTCTCAGATTCAATTAAAGTGCACGGGTTACAAAAAGTAAAAGAAGAATTATTTCCACTATTAAAAAAAGCAATACATGAAAGGCAAGATTGTAATTGAATATAAATTCAAAAAAGATAATCCAGGATCATTTACTAAAAAGGTAAACATTGATGGTATAACACCATTACATATTGCATCAGCTGTAACTACTCTTATAGAAATATTAGAAAAGTATGCAGATGATGATGATCAAAGAAAAATATTAGAATTATTGAATAATAATGCAGGATTTGCTGGTGTTAAGATTATGTCAAAAGGTGATGCATAAAAATTAAGATTATGAGTTGGATACATAAGGGCCAGGAATTCAATGATTCACATATTCCTGAAGGAGCTATTGGTTTTGTATATCATATGTCAGTAATATTAAATGGTAATAGCTATGCATATATTGGTAAGAAGAATTTCTTTGCTAATATCAAGAAACCTATGGGTAAAAAAGCATTAGCTCAAACTACTGATAAAAGACTAAAGAAATACACTAGGGTTACTAAACCTAACTTTATGGCTTACCATAGTAGTAATCAACAATTAAAAGAAGCTCATAAAGCTGGATGTAAAATTAAAAGGGAAATTCTAATGATTTGCTACTCAGCAACAGAATTGACTTATCAAGAAGTAAAGCATCAATTTAAATATGAAGTGCTTGAGAAAGAGGAGTTTCTTAATGGGAATATACTTGGTAAATTTTATAAGTTTAAATAATAAAAAGTTATGGCTGAAAATAAATTAGAATCAATTATGATTGGTTTAGTAAATGCAGGTATTAAAAAGGTATGTGTAAGTTATGATGGAGGTGGAGATGAGGGATCTATTGAAGCTATAAAAATAAGTACTAATTCAGATACTGATTTTGATGACCTCCAAGGATGGACTAGTGATGCAACTGATTTAAATGATTATAACTCAGAGTTATATACATTACTTGAAGACTACTGTCAAGAGATGTTATTAAATGACATTGAAGACTGGTGGAACAATGATGGTGGCTTTGGACATGTAAATATTGATGTAGAAGAAGGTACCTATGAGATTCAAAATAGTATAAGAGTTACTGATTATGAAGAGTTTATTCATACTGGTAATTTATTTGAGAAAAATAAGAAATAATGAGTCATCCTTTAGAGCATTGCAAGTCATCTGTTAGAAAATGGAGAGGTCAAGTGTCTGACTATCAGGCTATTCATGAATGGTTTGATGAAACTAAGGCATGGATTGGACATAGTAAACATAGAATGTTTAGACACCATAGTGAAGGTATATTTGAATGTGAAAAAATATTTGGAGCATCATTTATAAATTCAGATGGTAAAACTGTATACACAAGATATGTTGGAGAACAACATGTAAAAGAAGATTGTAATGGATATATTCCTACAGCAAAGGAATGGGTTAAGATGATTGAATCTGGAAAACCTGAGTTATGGGCAATAAAAACATTAAAAATAGAAGACTAATGGAAAAAAGAAATAACATATTTAAAGTAGATACTGTAATAGAGGAAGGTACTTATATAAAAGTAACTGGAGAATATCAACTAAGTATGATACCTGAATGTTTACCATTTGAAAGAGGTGATATACTCACTGAAGATAAATATCATGGTCATCAGATATATGTAGCATTTGCAACTAAAGATGAGAATGGAAAAGATGGTTTAGTATTAGATAATAAAAGTATGCATCCTGGTATTGAAAAACCGTTTAGTGAAAAATTAATAAAAGATCTTAAACTTGGTATAAACTTATTTAAAATAGAAGACT